CATTTTAGTAACTTTGCATAAGAACTTACAGCTTTCCAAGCTCGTCTGTGTGTCCGCATGGTATAAATGGATTGTAACCGTTGAACGTGTTCCATTTACCACCGTCAAGAGTTGTAACACCGTCACCGAGGCCACCCTGTTTATAACCTTCTGCTGTAAGTGCAGCGTTGAAAGCTTTCTGAGAGTTTCTTGTCGCAAACTCAACTACAAACAGCCAGTAAATATCCTTCTGAATGTCGTATGTCATACAGTTCCATTCCTTTGTGGATGATTTGCGCTTGCGTGCATAGTTTCTGAAGTTTGTACGTGAAATCTGTGTTGCAGGTCTTCCTGTAAGCGTACGGTATGTTCCGTCCCATTCTGCATTGTTATTACCACCTCTGTAATCTGCATCAGTATTCACAACCGAGCAGAGAGTAGTTGTAGAACGTTTCACGGTTGCTTCATAAGCTGAAACGTATTTCTTCTTTACCTGATGATATCCTGGTAATGGATATTCAGACAGCTTCACACGGCGCTTGTTGCCTTCTGTCTCAAATTTACGGTAGTACATAGGAAGTTCAACCATAACCTGACCGCGCGAACCGTCTCTTGTCTGTCCGGTCCAGTCTTGCGGATTCAGATATTCATTCACTTTTCCGTCATCCGACAAAAGACAGCCCTTCATTCTGTTGTGGATAGGCAGGCTCTTGTGCAGTGCCATGTTTCCAATACGGGTAACATCGGGAGACGAAACCGTAGCATCGTATTCAATACCGTACATACATTGCTCTTCCAGATATGGAAGTAATGATGCAAGTGCAGCCTTCTTGCTTTCTCCGTCAGTATCGAGAACTTCACAAATCAATTCAAAAGGATTTGTTCCTTCAACGTCCGGCAGATCTGTCAATCTCTTGCCGTTCTCAAAGGCTTCAATGATAGCCCTGATTTTGCTTTCTTCTTCACTTGTAAATGCCATAACTTTAACTGTTTAGAAATTTGAAAATTGAATTATTACCTGACTTTATCAATGACATAGCCCGTAGGCTGTTCATCCTTATGCGTGCTTTAGTGTGCAAAGGTCGTTTTCTTGACCTTTTTGTTCCAGTGGTTATCTTACATACGACCTTTCCGTTTGTTACGACAAACATCATGGAATCAGATGTATTCAACCTCATACCTTCGTATTTCCTGAACGTGGTCCAGGAACGCATACGTCTTAATGTTGATATGAAAATGGATATTATCATGGTTCAACTTCTACATAAGAGCCGCTTCCCCAATAGATATCGTATTCTCCGAGTATTTCAGAGTTTGGAGATATTTCAACGATAGCCATAGGAGACCAGTCGTTTAACATTACAGGAGCTTCAGATGATGTTTCGTCCTGGTAACACCTCACATCGAGCAATACGTCCAAATCTTCAGAACCGGCAGTGTTCTTAGGTCTGATATAGATTGAAAACGGTATTTCATTCGGCAGTTTGAAGCCGGATGCAAGGCTTAATATCTTTCCATGTGAAACGATACGACCTCCATTCATAAATTCACTGATGTAACCTTTTTTTGCCATAAATGTATTTTTTAGTTTAACCTGAAATTACCGTTTGATGTCAAGCGTATGGAAGACTTCGTAACGAGCCTTGCCGTAGCACCTGTTACAGTGATTAATATCGTTTTGTACAGCCCCATATTACAGGTTGGTATAACATGGACCGTACTTGTACCGATTTTATTTGTTGTTATGCGTCCGTCAGGTGTTACTGAAATGGCATTGTTGTCGCCAAGACAGATGACATTCTGATGAACTCTGTCGGGGTGAAGGACAGCGTTTATTTTTGCGACCTTGTTTCCCATTGTTACATTCTCCGGATAACTCAACGTCATAGAAGTTGGGAACAGGCCCATGGCTTCAAGACTTGAAGCTGTCTCTATTATTTCTCGACATTCATCAGTTGCTTCATTTGCCGCTTCTGTTGCCGTTGTACAGTCTTCTGTTGCCTTCTTAGTGGCTGTTGTTGCCGCATTTGCATTGTTTGTTGCGGTTTTGGCTTCATTTGTTGCCTTGTTTGCTTCCGCTGTTGCTGTCTCTGCATTTTTTACGGCTGTATCGACAGAAGATTTTAATGCCGTCACAGTTTTGTCTATAAACTCCAAAGAAACTTTTACACTGTGGTTCAAAGCGTCCACACCTATGGTAAACAGCCCTTTGAATGTCTCGCAAATAGGAAGTTCCGAAATCCTTTTTTTCGTTGCCATATCTTATTGTTTAATCGTTCCTTAATAAAATGTAGCTTTCTCCGTCTTCTGTCATCACCAGTTCGTCATCTTCTGTAACCAGCAAAGCATAGTTACCGGTTGGTCTTGAATTGGTAAAAGTCAGAGTGACGGAAAACTCACACCAAACCCTTCCATTTCGTAGTATATCGAACTTTGACACACTGCACTTCTTGTAAAAGCAATCAAACTCTTCTACTGTCTTGTCAATATACAGACGTCTTGTCTCAGGCTTTATCAGTGCCGTGAAAAGTGAATTCCAGCGGTGCCAAAATGTAGATACATCACTCGCTCTGATAAGCATCTTTACGACTACATCTTTAGGCCTGTACATAACAATCTCGTCATCATAAGTTACACCGGCTTCACCTTTGTTGTCTATTGTCAGGTTCTGACGTACGTCAGGGGCCCGAAGAATGTTGTCATCCGTTCCATTTAGAATGTACACACCGAACCTGGAGAAATCTATATCGTCAATCTCATACCCTGACTGTCTCACGTCTTTTGCGCCAACAGGATATGGATCGGCCGCATCAGGTGTCGGGAAGTCATCCGAAAAACTTAACGATATCTTTCCGAGCTTCACCTTTGATGACAAAGAACCGTTGCTTGTCAGACGTAGTTTGAATGTCTTTCCGAGCTCACGGAAATCAAATGTATGATAAGCCTTGTCAGACAATAACTCAAACATATCACTTGCAGACGTGATATCCGTAATACAGAAAGATATTGCGAACGTCTTGCTGTCAAGCACTGGCTCAGACAGGTCATATTCTGCACCGTCGTATTCGTCCCATTCCGTGCTGTCAACGCTCTTGAACGGGGGAGCCTGAATAAGAGCCTTATATCCGTACCGCTCAACAAATACACCGTATTCAGTGAACGCATCGTTACCGTCTATGAATAACTTACCTTTCATATCAATACCTTTCCGTGTTCCTCTTCAGTGAATGAAACACTTGAAACATTGTCTTTTTCGATACGTACTACTGAATAGCCTGAAGCGACAACGTGAGCCGATGCACCACACATGATATGAAGCCTATTTCCTGCCATATCACGATATTTTACGTCTGCAACAGTGTCGCCTACCAAAAAGACTTTTCTTTTCTCTGACAGGCTTATTTTGCCGCAATCTATATACACACCGTACTGTTCAGGGTGCATACCCTTGTACTTACGGAATGTTTCAATATCGGGGAAGTTATACTTCGTCATAAACTCGATACCTCTCGGAGTGAACATGAGCTTTACAAGTTCCTCCAAATTTTCATTTCCCGTGAACATGGAACAGGCATTCAGCTTTTGAGCCATGCCAAACTGCGATTTTCTTTCGCAATCGTGCTGAGCCTTATCTTTGGCTTCTTTCCATTGCTTTTGAGTATTATGTATCAGTTCATTCATACCGTTATTTTTTGAGTTTCAACCCTTTTGTATTTATATCTTCAAGTGTTCCGGACATCTTGCTGATTTTCTTCTCGACATCATCAATTTTAGCGTTCGTATTATCCAGCTTTTCGTTTGTCTCTGAAGTGTTGCTCTCTATTCCGGCCAGATGCTCCAGCATCTTGTTTGCTGTTGCGTTCAGTACACCAAGACCTTCTACAATTGAAAACGTATGCCCCTGTATGGTTGTCAACCTGGCATTGTTTTCATCCACGCTTTCCTGAGAAGCCGTAGCTATTCCCTTTTTTGTGCCTTCACGCTCTGTCTCTTCCTCTTCTTCCTTGAAATAATCATCCGCCCAGCCGTATTGGTTTTCGAGCTTATTTGTCATGTCTTGAGCCATTCTATCGAGATAGTCCTGCTCCCAGTCACTAATAAAGCCGTCAGACCAAAATTTAAGCATCGTTTCCCTGAGACGTTCCATATCCGGGCTTATGGTGGCTTTCATAGCTTCGGTAATCATCTGTTTTATCATATCCTTTACCAAATCCTTTGAAGCCTTAACCTTATCGTCACCGGCTGCCCAGGCATCTATGTAAGCCTGAGCGAAATCATCAATGGCGCTCTGAATATCCTCTCCGAAAATAGCATCTTTGGCTTTTTCCTTGTTGTCCTCTATCAGGTTGTTGATGTCCTCAATCTGCTGTTGCCATTCCTTGATACGACCATCGTCAGAGTCTTTTTTATCCTGCTCTTCACGTATCTGCTGTTGTATTAGAACCTTCTGCTGTTCAAGCAAAGTATTCTGTTGTTCTATCAGTTTGGAAGCATCAGTAGAATATGCTTTTTCTATTGAACGACCAAGGTTATCGTATGATCTGTCCAATAAATCAATCTGGTCTTGCAACTTCTGAATTCTCGCTTCATTCTTTTTGTCATGTATTTGAGCAATCGAGGAAGCGAGGGAACTTACTACACCAATTGCGGCACCTGCGGCTGCACCTATAGGGCCGAACATTGCTCCGGCTTGTGCGCCCTGCATGGCAGAGTTTACGGCATCCATAGCCACATTTATACCGTCAGCTATTCCGGACAACGTATCAGAACCGAATGCTTCACCAAGAGAAGAGAACGTGTCAGAGAGAAAACCTCCTACCTGAGTAATCTCGCCCAGTCCGCTTTGTATGTCAGACAAAGCCTGCTTCAGTTTCTTGCTGTCATTTCCACTGTTGAAAAGTGTCTGAAGCCCCTTTACAACTTTATCCAATGCCGGACGCAATTCATCTGCAGCCCTTTTGTTATCAATCAGAGCATCTGAAATGTCCTTCAGCTTTTCGGGTGATTTTCTCCAGGTATCAAATGTTTCTTTCGAGATACCCAAGTCTGCACCTTTCTTTGCATCCCACTGTCCTGACTTCAGGAAGTCCCAAGCATCCTGACCCCGTTTGTTGATAGCTTCAAGCTCAGCGAGTGTTTTGTCCTTCATGTCACCGAACATTTGGCTTATCGCCGAAGTGCTTTTGTTCGCTTCAATGTCGAGACTTGATAATGCGGCTTTATACTGACGTATGGCTTCTTCTTGAAATTCAGCCGGGATTTGAGAAATACGTGATTCCCATTCTCTCGTAAGCTGTTCTCTCTTTTGGTAGTATGTACCGTATGTGGAAAGCCAGTAATCGGTCATTTCCTTTGCTTCTGCGGCATTTATTTTGCTTGATAGGTCATTGTATTGTTCCTGACTTATATTGCCCCCTGAAAGGTCTTTTCCGAGCTGTTTACGCTGTTCGTTATACGTCTGTCTTATGGCATTAATTTTTCTCTCTTCTTCAGAGACGAAAACATCTGCCAGGTTCTCGTAAAGCCCCTTGATATACTCCGCATTTTCTTCTTCAGCTTTCCTGGTCTCTTGAACTGCGATTGCATTTGTAGCGTCACGTTTAGCCTGAAAACCTTGTCTGTCTGAAGATGAAAGTGTCCGTCCGACCTTTGCCAGCTTATTAGCAAGTTCTGTTTCTTCACGGTCTATGGCGCTCAATGTCTGGACGCGCTGGTTCTCTATCTCCTGAAGCCTTTTTCTCAAACCTTCCTGCATTGCAGAAGTTTCTGCGTCCGAAATATCATTCAAAAGCTGTTTACGTTGCTTTGCAATATCTTCGAGTATCTTCTTACGCTCTTTTGCTGACTTTTTGAGGTTCTGATTCTCTTTTGTATCTCCACCAAGGTCTTTGAAAGCTTTCTCCGCTGTGTCGTATGCGGCTTTAGCATCCTTGTATTGCTTTGACGTATAGTTTTCTCTGTCCTTGTTGATTTTATCAAGTTCAGATTTAGCGTCTTTCCATGCTTTTTTAGCTGCTTCATAATCTTGCTTGAATGTTGTCTGACTTGCCTTTTGTGATTTGAGGGATTCTACCTTTGCATCCGCACTTTTCAAGCTTTCCTGCAAGTTCTTGAAACGCAAATTCAGGAAGATGTCAACGTCCCAAACATTGAACTGATTTTCAGCCTTCTTCTGCTGTTCCTCGAATTCCTTTTTGACCTGCTCAAATTCAGATTTGATTTTATCCCGGTCCTTTATTGCAAATTCAAGTTTAGTCTCAATAGGAAGAGCGTTGTATTCAGCTTCTTTTCTCAGACGGTTAATTTCGTCTATATCCTTCTGAAGTCCGTTCACATATTCCTGCACCTTCTCCTGCTGATCTGACAGGAGACCGTGGCCGAATGTCTCACGTAGTAAATCCGCATTCTCCTTTGACAGCTTGCTCCAGCTATTGCCGGCATTACTGATATCTTCAAGAAGAGCCTTGTATTTGTTCAGCTCACTTATCTTGTGCTCATAGTCCTGCTGTTCCTGGATTTCATTCAGTTTCTTTGTAGTGTCAGCAAGGTTAGCTGTGGCAATTTCCTGCATTGAATATTCATTCGTCAGCTCCGGACAAATGGTTTTCAGACGTTCATACGCTGCAATTTGGGAATACTCTGTCTCTGTCTTATCACGAATGACATTGATATACTGCTCGATTGATTTTCGCTGTTCGTCCAGCTTTTTACGGTATTCGTCACTTTCCTGGTTTAGCTTAGCCTGTGCTTCTTCAGCATTTGAAGTGTTATCAGTGAACAGTACAAGTGCCGCAACAACTCCTACAATAGCAGCCGCAAGCAGTACGTAAGGATTCGCCCATGCTGTAATATTGAAAGCCTGTTGAGCCGCTGTAAGCAAACCAAGCTCTTTACGGAACATCATAACAAGACGAATGTTCTCTGAAATGTTGCGTGTCTTTTCAACTACCCATAGAGCCATGAGAGCCGCTTTATAGGTACCGTATGCGGCCGCAACAGACAGTATGGCATTCATAAATACCTCGTAATTCTCCACAAGGCCTGTAACCATGTTGACACCGCTTACAAATACGCTCTGCTGTTTGCTTCCGATATCGTTAAGCATAGAATTCCATGCTCCTTCCAAGTTAGACAGCGCACCGTTGATACCTTCAGACTGTTTTTCGAGCATACCGTAAAACTGTCCTCCTTCTGCAGTGGCAGAAGCAAATGCTTTTTCCATATCGGCGGCAGAAATAGAACCCTGAGACATTTCATCACGAAGTTCTGCGATGCTCTTTCCGGTATCTTTTGCCATTTGGTTAAGAGGATTGAAACCGGCATTAATCATCTGCAACAGGTCTTGTCCCATCAGCTTACCGTTTGCTGAAGCCTGAGCGAATGCAAGTATGAGAGACTGGAAACGTTCAGCATTACCCATTGATATGTCTCCGATCTGTCTCAGAATAGGCATTACCTTCTCTGCTGCAATACCGAAACCGAGCAAAGTCTGTGCGCCTTTGGCGAGAGGTTCAAGCGTCATAGGAGTTTTTACCTCAAATTCACGTATGGCACCGAACAGCTCTTTTGCCTTGTCTGTTGAACCGAGAAGCGTTGAAAAGGAAATTTCCAAAGATTCAATTTCACCCCTTGCCTGTATTATACTTCGGGCAAAATCGTTGAGTGCAGTAACAGAGAAATACGCTGCTGCGGCTGTTCCTATCATCTTCAGTGAATTGTCGATGCGCCGGCTCTCGTTTTCTATGTTGCTACCCATGTTCTTGAACTCGTTGGACGCTCTCTGTGCGGATGCTTCCAACTGTGACGTATCAAGAGTTATTGCATAAGATAATCTTTCCTTTTCGCTCATACTCGAACTATTTCTTCATCTTCAAAATCGTTGAATTTGCTTACATCGTTTGCATCAAGTGCATCATCGTACGGTAACTTATCCTCCTTTTCTTCGGTCTTGCTCTCATATACCGGGACTGTACGGCTGTACATTATTGCGTTCATGTAACTGATATCGTACAAAACCTGTTTTGTTGTCATTCCCAGTGTCTTCGACAATCCGAATACTGTAGCCCAGATGCTGTCGTTTAATTCTCCACTTCCTTTGTCGGATTCAGAAGGTTTATTTCGCTTAGGGAAGTGGTAATACCGAAAAAATCTCCGACCTCCATATCTGTCAGTCTTTTGATTATTATGTTCAGCATTACAGAGGGCCTGATATTATCCAGCACGATTTTTGCAAGTTCAGCCTTTTTGTCAACAGTTACAGTTTCCTCGATTTCGACCTTTTTCAGACCGAAGAAGCGACTTTTTACAGTCTTGCGTGTTGTTGTTTCAGTCAGCCCATTTGCGCCCAATATAAGGACCGCTACGATGTCACCAAGTGCACGGTAGTTCTTTGCATTGTGGATGACAAACTGAACAATCTTATCACTGGTGATAGGCTCAACCTTCGGAAGCGTCGATACGATTTCCGACACAAGTATCAATGTTGCTATGGAAGGCTGTGCTACATTGTACACCTTGCCGTCCAATTCGAGAGTAGCCATCGGCCTGTCAAGTATTGCCGATGCAACTTTGCTTTCTATGGTCTGTTCTGTCATAATCATAAAACTTAATTGGCGGAGGGTGAAGGATTCGAACCTCCGGTGCGTTTCCGCACTCCTCGTTAGCAATGAGGTGCATTAAGCCGCTCTGCCAACCCTCCAGGGCTGTTCTACCTTCCGAACAGCAAAGGGGTGTCTTTCCACTCGTCAATAATTTTACTTTCCTGTTCCTGCTGACTGAGTATCAGTCTTCTCTGCAACAGGAGCTGAAGCCATAGAAGCCTGTGCTGCCCAGTCTGTACTCTGAACCTTGAACTTCTTGTAAAGCTCACCGTCTGCGCAAGCAAGAATTTTGAAATTAACATCTACATACTGTCCTTCCTCTTCAGAAGAGCCCGGACGGAATGAGATATGCGTACGTCTGACTTTGATACCTGTAGCTCCGATATTCTTCGGGGTTACTTTGACTGAGAAGTCTTCAGGAATTACGTTGGTTTTCACTGTCAGTTCTTCCTGTCCGGAACTTCCGCTTTTAGCCGCCCCTGTGAGCTTGTTTTCAGTATCAAAGTCCATTTCCATGATTCGGGTGGTGATAGAAACCTGCGGTTCGCCTTCTTCCTCTGCTACGACAACACCTCCAGTTGCTGTCGCTGTAAGAGTATCACCGTCTTCCGTACTCATAGATGTACTTTTGTCCTTGATTGTTCCAAGTGAAAACAGTTCTGTAGCCATAGCGTCGTCATCTCCGGTCTTTCCGACCTCGATTTTACACTTAGACCAGGACATGATAAGTTTCTTTGCCATACTTTTTGGTGTTAAATGGTTATTCTTCTGTACTTTATTCTAACCTGAATAAAATGCTGTTCTATACCCTCTGCTTCCAATGATTTAGGTGTTCCGTCTTTCGAAAGCTCATATTCTGTGCTGTCGTTTTCCTCGATGAAAGAAAGTGCAAGCTCTTCCAGCTCTTCAACACGTTTGATGTCTTCAACCTTTGCGCCTGTGCTTCGTATGGTGGTATCAGGAACATAGATGTTGAGAACGATAATACCGCTTTGTATCTGCTCGTCAATACCGGAAAGGAATTTCACAACGATGTCCTCTTTGTCAGATCCAACAGGTCTCATACCTTTGCGGTAAACCATTCCCGAAATATTCTTTGCAAGTTCGCTGTTAGAAACGAACTCGAAAAAATCACGTTCTATGCGTTTCTCTGTTTTTGTAGCCATAGTCAAACCTTCTTAAATCCAAGTTTTTTCAAATAACGTGGCACTAAATCATCAGCAAGCAGTTCGGCCGATGTAAGCACGTTCAAATTATGTATCTCTTCAACATAAACGGCATATTCCATACCGGCAGCAACGATAAGCACAATCCCTTTCGGATATTTGCTGGCAAATTCATCTGCCAGCTTATCCAACAGGTTTTGACCTTCCATTGCTCCATTGTCACCCTTGCTTTTCACAAGTTTGCCTTTGGAATTCTTTACCAGATTTTTACCCCGATAAACTTTGGGATTGCTGTTTTGGTATGATCTGCCGTCAACCAGCACGACATAACCAATAGAGCTTCTCAGGTTTCCCGTTCTGTCTTTGTATTCTCCGTTCTTACGAGCTTCAGTAATACACCGTTCGCCTATATAGCACAATGTTTCAATGCAACGAGCCTTCAGAGCGTCTGTCTTCACCTTGATGTTTTTCACCACACCAAGGATAGATGTCTTTCCGTTTATGTTGATTGAAGCCATTATACCGTGATTTTTACCCTGCCGACAGTTTCCAATTCTTCAATACTCTGAACACGATATTCTCCAAGTTCACGACCAGAGCGTTCAAGTCTGATACGATTTGCGTTGAACTCCATATCTTCAATCAGGATAGTGAAAGAAGCCATACGGAACTCTCCGTCCTCATACTTTCCTTTTCGGTTGTCGCTGTTTGTCATAATTGAACATGGAACCGGCTCACTCCATTCAACAGAAGCGCCGGAAACAGGCTCTCCGTGCTCGTTAAAGTCGGAAGCGTTGTTCACAATCTCGTATTTCAGAAATCCGTTTGTCCTCATAGGCAGTTACCATAAATTTGAACCGTTCTCAATCGTCTTTACAGAGAGCAGATAATCTTCAGCATCGAGACCGTAATCCTTACACCATATACGAATGTTTTCATTGACTGCATCCTCGTTTACAGACGTTGAAACACCGTTCTCTGAACGGCTGTTCTCAACATATCCCTTTACAAGACGGATAGCTACCTTAAAGAGATTTACGTCTTTAGGTGTAGCTTCTGCATCAACGCTTATGCCTTCATTGAACAGCATTACTTCCATAACAGCACGGTCAGGGTAGAACGTGCTGCAAATGGCATTACAGATACTTTTCAATGCTTTCAAATTATCCATAATTAGCTCTGAGTTTTAAGGGTGTAGATGTCATTAATTTCAGTGATTACCGGAAGAGAAAGAGATTCAGCCTTAGTAAATTCTCCGTGGTTGGCTCCCTTAGTTTCACCTACAGCCCATTGAGACACACGAATACGTCCGTAGTTGCTGTATGCAACATCTGACTCTGGTTTCAATTCGTTGTTTGCATAAGCATTCTTGATAAGGCCGAGTTTTCCTTCAGGTACGAACACGATGTTTTTAGCATTCCACGGTGTGTAAGGTGTCAGCTTGCTTCCGTTCTGAATCTGGCACTGACGTTTTACCTTTTCGAATGTAGGATAGTTGTTACTTTCCATGTATTCGTTGATATCCTTCAGTTGGACGATCTTAGAGGACTTGTCAGTACCCCAAATCATCTGCTTCATCTTCTTGCTTCGGCACATGTATGAAATTACTGAAGGAGCGCAAAGGATTTTGCCGAGAACGGTTCTGTCTTCCGCAACATCGAGAATTGCCTGGATATCCTCCATGCAGTCCACTGTGTCAAGATTTCCTTCAGTCCATTCCTTAACGGACGATGCAATGTTAGAAGCCGGCATATTGTAGTTGATTTCGCCACGTACACCACCTTCAGGGTTGTTCTCGTTGTTGAAGTTGAACACACCACAGTTAGACAAGGCTCCCAGGAAGATGATGTCAAGCTTTGCTTCAACACCGTTTACAACACGGGTAACATTACCCCACATCAAGTCAATAAGCTGTTTCTTTTTCTGTTCGTCAGAAATAGATTTGCTGTCAAGAATCTGAAGCACCTTTCGGTAGTCCTGAATAGACATCGGCAAAGTGATTGCATGGTTCAGAACTTTCTCCTTAACGGTATCCAAACCATAAGAACCAAGAATAGGCTCTTTTGCATTATCACCAATTGTGGATGCAGCTACGGTAAGATTGTACTTTCCGATGATTTCCTCAAAGTCCAATCCGATAGTAGGAACGTCCCAATCGAGATATTTTGCGTAAATCACATTGTCAAATATGCGCTTATTCAGCTCAGATGCAGCGTCTATACGTGCCTGCACGTTTTGTGTCAAAGCACCGAACAGAGAACTAAGTAAAATAGGATTTGGCATAATTTATCAATGTTTTACTGATTAATAAACAGGATTTTAGGGTTAGTCTTCAGACCTAAGCCGTTTTCAACCAACCATGTAGCCGGGAATGGTGTACATACAGATTTCAGTATGATTGCATCATAGGCAGCATCCAAAGTAGGAAGGCCGCTCTTTTTGATTTCAAGGTCTGCACCCAATACTGTATTTGCAACATACTTCGGCTTTTTGGAGCTTGAATCAAACTCCTGAATGAAATCGTTTGCCGCCAGTCCGGTGATTTCCTCAGCAAAGGTTATCACGTCATAGTCAGGGTTGTTTCTGTCGATAGCTTTTACAGTAGTAGTCTTACTACCTTCAACACCTACCTTGTACACAACATCACCGACACAGAAGTTATTCTTCTTGCTGACACGTGCGGCAGTGGTTGAACCACCTTCGAGAACCTGCCCAATCTTTACGACTGCGGCCGACATGTCGGACATGTCAACCTGGACAAACGAACCTCTTCGAATGACATCACCAGTAGGGAAAGTCTGCTTCAAAGAGAAACCACCCGGCAACATCTTGACCTCTTGTCTCCAAAACGGATCAATGTCGCCAGGGAAACTTGTTCTTTCAAATTTGATTGCCATTTCTTATAGCTTTTTAGTTAGACATTTGGCAGAGCATTCGCCCACGCTTTGGCGTCATCCTTTACTGCCTGTTCGGATGATGATAAGATGTCCGCCTTTTCAGCAGGCATCAGTTTGCTGGTGATAAGGTCCTGTTTATACTCCGTAAGAACCTTTTCGATGTCTGCATCATCAGCTATGCTGAAATGTTTCATCATAAGGTCAGGGATACCCAGTTCCTTCGCCTTTGCAGCGATTGCAGCACCTCGTTCAGCCTTACTTTTCTCAGCTTTCATGGCAGCGTTTTCGTTTCTCAACTCCTGCATCTGCTTTTCTTGCTGTTCTTTGTAATTCTTGAACCAATCAGGTTCTTCATCGCTGTTTTCAACCGTTTTTGGTGGAGTGGTTGTTCTCTTCTGCGCCTTGCGTGTCACCTCTGCCTGCAAAAGTTTTGCAGTGGGTACCAACGAATCCGCTTTCTTTTCGATGTCCTCGTCTGAGGTTTCATCTGTCAAGCCATCACTGCCCAGTTCTGCCAGGTCCTCGATTGCTTTCTCTGACAATCCAAAGTCTTTACACTTGTCTTGTAGTTTTTCTAAAAGTTTTTTGTTCATATATGGTTCTGTTTTATCACACTGTGCAAATATACTGATATTTCTTAATAATGTGCTTAATACGCACATATAAATCAGTGATTTTCTTGTATTTCTGATTTTTTTGTTTATGTGGTTCTGAGGTTGCCAAATTATTAAAATATGGCATTTATTAAAAATTTGTCCCGTAAAACTTGCAAGTATTAAATATTTGCCCTACCTTTGTACCAACGAAAAGAAATAAAACCGAAGAGCTTAATAAGCACAAAGGTCTATAACTAAAACAATTTATATGAAAATGATAACTTTTACATCAAAAATTTGGAGTGACAAACTCATAATTAACGGAAACGAGATACAGGTTACTAACGCATTCGGTGATACATATCACGGACGTTTGGACGAAAACGGTAAGGTTGTCACCAAATCAAGGTTAGGACTGGGTTATCTCACAAGAGTTATGCAGGAATATAGAAGTGAAACAAAATAATGGAGGATAAAGATATGACACAGAAAGAGTTTGAGGAAAGAACAGGTATGAAGCCAGCATACGAAGAGTTCAACCACATTCACGCAATTTACTTGAATACGTCTATGGATAAGGACGAGTTTTGCAAGGACTTCAAAAAGCATGGAAATAGCAAGGTTATCAGTGATTTGCACGCGAGGATTGTCAATAACGAAATTAAGCTCAATGAAATGAATTCCCTTTCAACTGAAATGGCTGATTTTCTTATCGGGAAATCGAGGGTGTACAATGATACGGATTTCCGAAAAATGGCTGTAAAGCTTGTCGGGGAGAAGGCTGTGGTTACAAGAACACTCGAAATGGACCTTCAGCTTTGGGAAGAAGACATCGAATACATCAAATCTAAATTATAATCATCATGGAAGTAACAGTACAACAGGTAAAGGACATCGTTTCAGTTCTTACTCAGGACGAACAACAGTTATTGAAGGACACAATCATTCACGGAGCATGGGGAGATTCTGATATGGAGTTCCTGGATGAAAACGGAAATATCGAGACCGTTTCCATGTACGGGTATTGCACAAATGATGCTGTAAAAGCCGGCAACTACAAAGGACGTATCGCTTCAGTAATGTTCAAGTCGATATACAAGAAGATGTGCCCAGAGAACCACAACCAAACAGGCCGGTATATTTCACACTGTAATGATTGGTGGGGTGACGGTTCGGGAGACATGCTTTTCATCAGAACAGGATATTATGATGCTTTCGAGAAATGGGCAAAGGAGCCCGTTTCCGAAGAGAGCAAAGCACTGAATGAAATAATTGATTGGATAGACGGATCTACCGCTTACCTTTCTACACGTACTGAATTTGCCAAAGGATATAAGGAAGGCATCGAGCAGGCAAAGGAGATAGTAAGAAGCATTATTAACAATAATCTGAAGAAGTCATGATAATAGATTTGATACTCGACAGAAAGGCTGGTGCAGAGTACATTCAGGAAGAGTTTTATAACAATGTAGCTGACTACGGCATAACTTGGCCCGGTCTTGCTGGACCGATACTTGAAGCAATGAACCACGGTACCGAAAAGGACGTAAAAAAAGCCTTATGCCACTATATCGAGGAAGCAGGCTATAACATGGATATATGCAAATACATCAACAGCGTAGAATGGATTTATTAACTATATAAAACAAAAGCAATATGAGAGAATCAGTTTTAGCAGTGAAAGCCCTTGCATACAGAGCAGGTCAGGGAATTAGTTTTGACCCTGAAAGATACGGTGAAGGTCTTCTTCGTGACCTCGAAAATGGTCTTGATAACTTTCTTCCGAATATCCCTGAACAGTTCAGGGCTGAGTATGAAAAGCGTTACATCGCAAAGTTCTGTGAATGGATGCAGGCTTTTAGCCGGACATATTCGGTAATGATTACGGGAGCCGGCAACTTCAACAACAAGCGCCACGAGAAGATGAACAGATACGAGCGTTCCGCATACGACCGCTTTACCACATGGCGCGACAAGGTTCTGAAACGTCTGAACCGTGAAAAGCGTCTTGTCGGATGGGAAGAGGTCGAGCGCCTTCAGGAAAAGCTCGAAAGGCTGACCGAACTTCAGGAAAAGATGAAGGCTGTAAACAAGATCGTCCGGAGCAAGAAGCTGAGCGAGGTTGAACAGTACGAGGAACTGGAAGCACTCGGTCTTTCAAAGGAACTTATCAACGAGGTTATGTCTGAACCGCAATATGCCTTTCAGAAGAATGGTTTCCAGGCATATCAGATAAGCAATAACAATGCGAAGATAAAAGCCACGGAGGAAGCGATTAGACGTCATACAGCAATGGCTGAGACAGAAGACAGTGAGATACCTTTCGAGGGTGGGAAAATCGAAATGTGCTACTCTGAAGAGCGTATAAGGATATATTTTGACGAGAGACCGGACGCTGAAATGATTAAGAAGCTGAAGGGTGCAGCGTTCAAGTGGTCTCCGAAGAATGTAGCATGGCAGAGACAGCTCACTCCGAATGCCAAATATGCGACAAGCAGACTTCTTGGTGTGGAAATCTAACCGGTAAACCGTTTTTTAGCTGTAAAGGTATGGCGAATATTAAATATTTGTCGTACCTTTGCATAGTATTACTTAACATTATGCCACAGATAAGAAAGATTTTTCACGTAGAATTCAAAGAGCCTGTAAATGGAAAGAAACATTATTACTTTGGCTCTAAATCAGCCATTTTCCAGCACCTTACACCTGAGCAGATAGGCATAACCTATAAAACGCTGAGAAATATCGGTAGCATCAAGGAAAAGCCTTATACGAACGCTCTGTGTACGATATGGCAGGGAGAGCTGATAGCATCACAAACCAATAAGGAAGAAGTATATGACAGAGAAGACAAGCCCGAATGAAGATTACAGTAATCTTGCAAATAATTTTATTCAGGCATTTTTAGATTTAGATGATAGCTTCAAAGAAGGTTCTGAAGCAATGAAAAATTTTGCAGGGGCTGTATTTGAAAACTATATATCAGACGCTTTGTACAAGGAAAGTAGATTTCTTGAAAAGCTTGCGAAATCGTCATTCCTTACCAGATGGTATTACCGCATGAAATACCGGAAGGCAAAGTACATAAGGATAAAAATGGAACGATATTATAAACAAATTTCGTAATAATATGTTAGGCGCAATTATCGGTGATATTGTAGGCTCACGTTTTGAGTTCAACAATACAGACAAATACAATTTCAAGCTATTTGCCAACGGATGCAGCTATACGGATGACACAATCTGTACGGTAGCGGTCGCTGATGCCATTATTTCGGGCAAAAGCTATACAGACAGGCTTCACCATTGGTGCAGAATGTTTCCGCATCCTATGGGAGGATATGGTGGCTCATTCGCGCGTTGGGTAGCTTCAGATGATCCGCAGCCTTATAACAGTTTCGGCAACGGTTCTGCAATGCGTGTCAGTCCTGTTGCATGGGCTTTCAATGATTTGGATAAAATACTATCTGAAGCAGAGAAGACAGCCATTGTAACGCACAATCATCCTGAAGGTGTAAAGGGTGCTGTCGCTGTTGCTCATGCAATATACCACCTGAGAACAACGCATGATCTGGCCGGACTGGAATCTGTGATGAACGCTTACTATCCGGATTTCATGTCGGGAAACTATACTCCTGGTGTTTTCAATGAGACTTGTCAGGGAACCGTACCTGTATGCCTGAAGATATTGATTTCAAGCTCTTCATTCGAGGATGCAATAAGAAACGCTATATCATGGGGAGGTGACAGTGATACAATCGGGGCAATAGTAGGCTCTATGGCTGAAGCTCAATGGGGAATACCACGAGACATAGCTATGCAGGCATTGAAGATGATTGCCGGCAATATGGTTAAAGTTGTAAATGACTTTTATAGCAATAAACTAAAATGAAAAAGTCCGATTTGATTAAACAGTGCCGATACTACAACGGTGAAAAGGAATCCCCTTACACAGGACACGATGATATGTCCTGGTTTTGGGATATGGAACGTGTGTACGTTGAAAGCAATGGAGATTTTGAAGGAGAGGGCGAATACTACAAGGCTATAAAGGGAAAGGAATATCCCGGCATACCTTACACTCTTCTGATAATCATGTTCACTTCGTGGGGTAAATGGACGTCAGACATGAAAGGAAACATAGACAAGTTCTATAAGCTCATGGATGATTATCTGTTCATTCCAAATGACCATTACCCGGAGGATAAGATACCGGGATAAAGCATAAAGGGCCGTGTTCAATACACAGCCCTTTTTTTAATACCCGATATTGCTGTCTTTAACATAAGACAAGTCTTTCGGGTCGCAACCTATCACTTCACAGTCTATGTAGGTTTTTCCTCCTTCTGTATAGACTTTCGTTATTCTCATTTGCGTACCACGCTGGAACAGCGTTTCATGTTCAGAACTGAATGATGAAAACCTTTCCTTTCCGTCCCAACTTCTTTTGGCACCGTTACCGTATTCACTGATTGGTTCGAGATACGCAGCCTTTGAGCCTTTCGGGGCATAGATGTTCAGGATGACCTCTCTACTGCTGAATCCTTTACCTTTACGGCTACCGGTTGACATGAAACCGCCTTCTTGCATTACCATACCGACAAGGTCCTGTAATTTGTCCGGCATTGTTCCGCCGGCAAATTCAATTCTCGACCGTATAACCTCCAGTCCGCTGTCACCTCTCGTGAACCACATATCTTTTGGAAGTTCGCTTTTGTCGAGATACGATGTCATGTAATTGACCTTTTCGACAAATCGTTCCTTCTTCTGTGAATTGTAGTATTTTCTGCCCTGGAGCGGTTCGTTTACGTCCGCATAGTGGTGTGTGTACTCGTAGATGTAGTCCTTTTCCTTCTTGCTTGCTGAAATCCAATTTTTCCCGGCTGTTTCAATGAGCGTATCATCGGCAAGCTGTCCGTTACCCTTATCCCAGACGGCAGCGTTCTTTCTTTCCTGGCTGTATGCGTCATCACCGAACTGTGTCTTGACTTTCTTCTTATTCCTTGCCGCAGCAGCTTTGTCAAGTTGGGCGCGTTTCTCCCTGATTTCCACAATCAGTTTGTTTGCTTCTGCCTTATTGTTCTGAGAAATAGCTTTGTCGAGCTGTTCTACAAGGTCAAGATATGGTTTTGATTTGGTCTTGAACTCGCTCATGCTCTTGAACTCGCTACCGATATTCTCCCAGTCTATGGCATCATTTACCTTGTCAAGCTGTTTCAAGTATGCCTTCTTTGAAACCTCCCAGGTGACATACTTCTTATGCTGTTCAACCCAATTGATTTCAAATGTCAGCTTAGATTTCTGCTTGTCAAGAGTATATCCGGACCATTCATCCAGCTTCTTCTGAACAGCATCATTGACAATTTTAGCATCAGACTTAGAGAACTGTTTAGCAACCTGCATAGGGTTGTCGAGATTGGTGTACGAAAGGATTTCCTTTCCGATATCCCTCAGACTGTACGCTTCTTTCAGGATTGCTTCTGAGTTTCCTCCTGCAAGCGCCTTCTTCAATGCTGAAGTGTCAACATCTGATATACCTTCCATGTACGAAAGGATGCTGTTTCCGTACTTTCTTGTGGCTTTTCGGTCGTTCCAAGCCTTGACAATTGCTTGCTTCTGTTCATCCGTCCTCGAATCATGCCGTATTTGTGCCTTTTCTTTGGCTGTAAGCTGTTTTTTCGGGTTCAGAATGTTGTCTATTGCCATTTGGTTATTCTGCACGAAATACGGTATTTTACCGCTTTGCTTTGCAGCCGATATTTTGTCCGCATTATCCTTCACCCAGTCCTTGAAGTTATCCGGGTAGTCTTTCACTGCTTTTGCTGAAGGTGTGTAGTCCTCACCGTTTACAAACGCTTCATTCATCTTCATCATTTCGTCATCATCAACGAGGACGGGGGTAGCATAGCAAAAGCACTGAGGGTGCCAACCGTCAAAGATGAATGTTTTGGGATAAATACCCTGCAACGGGTCGCAAATATCGTGTACCGGGTGGCTCTTAGACAACTGAATTTCTATTCCGAGAACAAAGTCCATTTGTTGCCAACGTACGTTGTCAGCACGTCTATATGCTATATTCGTTTCAGTACGTGCCACACGCATGGCATTCTTAGCTGAAGACTTATATACACCGGCACCAGTCTTGTAAGAGTCACGGTCGTAATCAATCCATTTGTATTTTCCCGTTTCCTCGTCTTTGATACGCTTCTTCCACTTCTTTCTCCATTTCCCGTTTTCATCCTTGTACCTGAAGCGTCTGAACATCAGGTCGGGGTCGTTAAGGCATTCCCTTACCGTCCGGCTCATGGATGCAGCCGATTTACCCGAACCGATTGCAACAGTCATGGCAACCTCCATTTCATCCCGGAGCTGGCGAACAGGAAGCCAAACTCTGTCTGAAAGGTTAAGACCGTTTTCCGTTCTCTCGATGAATGCTTTCATGGCGGACGTGTTGCGTTGCATGACGGCGCTCAGCTTCGGATCGGACAGAGCCTTTTCACCGTATATCGAAGAAACAAGCTCGTCACATTCAGCGTTAGCCTGTTCCCATTCAAGTGATATACCTTGCTCGATAGCCAGTAATGCAGAAGAGTGAAGCCGTTTCAAAGCGTCCTCAACCTCCTTCTGCATTTTCTCGCTTGTGTCATCGAAGCTGAACATTACACCTTCTTCAAGTTTGGGAATAGACTTGTTTAAGGCAAGAATATCGTTCACAGTCTGTGCGAACATCTTTCTCACCTTCTCAGCGTAGGCTTCAGTTCTCTGTATTCGCTTCGCTGAATCACTAACAAGGTTTTTCTTTGCCATAGGCTTTATTCGTTAAATGATTGCGCTCCGGCTCCTTCGTTATCGTTGAATATTGAATTTTGCTGTGCCTGTCTTTCCTCTTTCTCCTGTTTAAGTCTCTTCAGTTCGAGTGTGTGGTCCTTCACAAGCGGATTGAGCTCTACAGCCGTTTCCGTTGACATGATACCACCGTCTGATGCTTCAACGATATTTTGCAGGCTTTCCGCTATATCCTCACCGAACGGTTCCTGGTATTCATGAGCCACCACGAGCTTGTCACACTCTGATTTGAGAGCTATGTTCAATACGTTTCCTATGATAGAAGTAAACAGGCTCGCTGTTCTGTCGAGAAGTTCATCGTGCGAATCCTTATGCTTCTGTGCCTTGATATCGGCAAGAATCATCATCTGTTTGAGGGCTTTCCCTGACACGTTGGAAAGACCTTTCATGTTATCGAAGTCTATCTCAGGTGTGAATGTCTTAGTGAGAATATGCTTCTGAAGCCATTCTATTTCCTTTTGTTTGCTTTCCGGGGCATTGTCCCATGTGAGGAATCTCGCAGCCTTGCTAACATCGTCAAGCCCCTTAACTACAAGCGTCTTGTTAGCATCCCCTTTTTCAGGCATGTTCTTTATGATGTCCGAGTTAAGCAGGAACATAGGGTCAGAGAAGTAGTCGTTTGTGTCCGCTGTACGTGAACCGATATACTCTTCACGTTCGATAAGGGGTTCTACACCATTCCACTCCTTTTCCTGACGGAATAATATTACAGGAATCTTTCCGATGATGTTCTCTTCCTCGATAACGTCCCAGCCTGTGAACTTTCTCGTGCATCTATATATCTTTTTAGGGGTGAATATGTCGAAATGATAAGACGAATGAGTGCTGTTTTCCTTCGTGTAATATCCCCAGGCGAATGCTACAAGGTTTTCGTAAAGGTCCCACATGGAATACATTTCGTCTCCCTTGCTTCTTGCAAGCACCCTGAGCTGGCAGTCAGGTTTGTTTTCTTTGTTCCGGAACACTCTAAACAGAAGCGCACTTTCAGTCTCAGCACCGGCATATCGCTTGCACTGTCTTATCTTACTGTTGAAATGCGTGCTTTTAATCAGGTCGAGATAAGCCTTGAACGCATTGTCTGTTCCTTCAGAAAGGTTCTGCCATTTGACAGGTCTTCCGTAGATGAACACAAGTGAAATTTCGTTGATATACTGAGGGTAGCCAATAGGCAGCTTCCAGCGTTTCACTTTGCCCTTTCTTTCTCCCTTTTGGTTGAGCAGAATCTTGTCGGGCCGCTTCATGATTTCGTGCGTACTGGTGTTGTATTCCTTGATAGCTTCCATAGCCATCATTTCGCGCGTTGAAAACAAGGATTTGACACGGGAAATGTCTTTTGCCGCTATAAGCTCTTCGAACTCCTGGTTCCTTCCAACTACTGAGTTCAAGTAGTTCGTGAAAATTTGAAAAAATCCCATGATAGTTAAAATTAAAATGAAAACATTGAATCTACATTGTCCGGTATCTCGATATCATCATCCATGAAGTAGTTTATCGCATACCCGAGAAGGTCCACATACTCGTCATGTACCTTTGTAGGGAATCCGCATACTTCATCAATGAATTCCTCGTTCCATTCTCCGTCCACGATGAACACTCTACCGCATTCTACCTTTGGAGCAACAGCATGAAGTCTTACGTCTTTTGCATCAGTAGGAGTAGGGGTGTACGTTACGTTCAGGCTTGTGGAATCCTCCAACTGCTGAACCACACTTTTACCGTTGGCTTTAGGCTCTACTCTCAACGTGCTGACGCTGTCATCATAACCGTTGGCATACATATATTCAGGAAGGAACCGCAACAGGTCCGGGAATGACTTCCACACTTTTTTTGCATGAACGATGTATATGCTGTTCTTGATTTTGCAGGCAGCAATAATACCAGAAGGGTCGTTGTCCGTCTTTTTCTTCTTCTCGTCATAGGCGGTGTCAAGAAAGAAATGTATAGGCTCCTTAAATCTCATTGCATGGAAATCTGCATACGATATATGTCTGAACCACGCTTCTTTTATGATGTTACCACCTGCTGCAGACGGTGATTGTCCGTACTGTCCTGCATATCCTCTTGAACCGAGGTCTATCTTCGCTTCTTCGAGCGTCCTCCTGTTCAGTCGTACGGGGTCGAGCAGGCCGTCCACATAGAACTTTCTCAGTTCTGCCGGCTTGACTGCATCGCAATCTTCGGCAGGAAGGCATATATGACGAATGTTCTCACCCTTCTTCTTCAGCATATATCCCGTTACATCTTCTTCATGTAGTCTCTGCATTATGGTTACAATAGGGGTATTTGCTTTGTCCACCTTACGTGATGACAGCGTTTTGGTATGTTCGTTTGCCTGAACTCTCAAAGGCTCTGATTCCGCCTGTTTCGGATTGACAGGGTCATCATTGATTATCACGTGTGCGTGGAAACCTGTAATGGTTGCGCCTGTTGATGTGGCATACCTGTAACCAGTTTGAGTATTCTCATAGTTCTGCTTTCCGGATTTGTCCTTTCGGATGATGATGTCCGGGAAAAGTATTCTGAATTTGTCAGACTGAATGATGTCCTTCGATTTTGTTGCATGTTCGATTGAAAGACCACCCGAATAAGAGTTTGTGATAATTCTCAGTGTCGGATCTTGCGTCCACAACCATACCGGCCACATAATTGTGACAATTGTCGATTTGGTTGTTCCTGGAGGAATGTTCACGATAAGGTCATACGGCTTCGGCTGTCTTGCCACAATAGAGACAGACAGCTTCTGCAGTTCATCGCACAAGAATGGAATATGCCAATTATAGCGTGGCTCTTCCTTGATGATGACGTCCCAAAACGTCTTCACAAAGAAGAAAAAGCTCTTCCGGCATTCATCAGCAACCACTCTCAGTGCAAGAGCCGTATAATCTATGTTCTGAACACTCATTCCTTTTTGTTTAGAAGGTCAATTCCAATTGATAATAATGCAGACCTTTGTTCATCAGTCAGCTTAGAAAGGTCTATTTCCTTTGGCTTGAATAGCTCTTCACCGTCCTTGCTTGTTATCTCCTTACGTTCGGTATATCCTCTGTCCTTCATCTGTGTTTTGGCATAGAAGATAATCATCGTAGTATCACCTTCCTTCATCTTCTTCAGGATAAGGCTTTCGCAGAAGTCCTTCTGCAGTTCCTTCACGTCATCCGCCTTTTCCTTGAACTCCGGGTCCTCATTGTAATACCGATAGTAGGTCATTCGGGAAATATTGCAGGCTTTACACGCTGAAGAGACAATTCCGCTCGTCTGTGCAAGTGCTTCGAGAAGGTCTTTCTTCTCCTTTGCCACACGTTCGTCTATCTTCTGTGTATCACGCTCCATCATTTCTTAGGTTTTATTATTCCGTCTCTTATTTGCGTATCACGGTATATGTCACCGCAGATTATGCGGTACGACCGTTTCTTTGGGTCGCCGGCAACAAGTACCTGGTACATCTTCTGAAATGTTTTCTCTGACGTAGCTTCACTTGTTTTGGCATACAGTTTCTTCACAATCTCATAGCCTGGATAGTCATCAGGATTTGCCGCAGCCTTCTTCATGGTCTCCTTGAACATCTGAGTGTAGTTCTTACCCTTTTCAAGACCGAACTTCTGGTCTTGCTTAGATGATCTGAACATATCAGTGTCCCAGTACAGCATCACGAGGTCTGCATTCGGTTCTCTTGCAAGAATACGCTCGTAAAGGTTCGGGTAGAACTCCAGCACTTTAGGCAGTGTCTTGATTGTATCAATGGAAAAGAACTGTGATATTCTTAGCTTGTTTAGCGCAACTCCGACCTTATACAGGTAGATATAGGTCACGGGAATTTTAAGCCCTGTACGCTGAATGTACAGCCATATATCGCTATCTTTCCAGTCGTATATCGGGTAAACAAATGACGATTTCGTAATAACACTGATTGCGGCACGTCTTTGCAGTGACTCCGACATTCTCAATCCTACCATTTGCGGAATATCCTTGAAGATTTTCTCACCGAATACCTGGTAGCTCATTCCCATTCTGAAAAGCGTATGGTTCCTTATTGCGAACTTCGGCATTCTTCTTACCCAAACACTTTCCTTTCCTGGCTCCCAGCATATAAAGCTTTCGTCATTTTCCAGCTTGTTACAACAGTTGTAGTGTTTGATAGGAAGACAGAACCAGTAGAACTTCGCTCCAAGTGACATGAACTTGCTTCGCCATTCAAGAACGATTTCCTCAACATCGGGATAAATGGCTTCTTCATCGAAAAAGATAACCATTAGCCGGGAGAAGGAAATACCATACTTCTGCATTGTACGGATAACTATATCCGACATACAAATACTGTCCTTTCCGCCCGAAAATGAAAGGCATACGTTCTTATTGTTCTTGAAAGTCTCGTACACCCTTCTTTCGGCCGCTTCAACGACATTACAGTTTAAGTCCTTTACGTACATACTAACCTCGTCTTAATACTTGTGCATTGCTGAATTTCTGCGGTCCTCTCTGAACCATGAGCTTCAGGAACGTTTCACGGTCTATCTTAGACAGACGGAAGATTTCTTCCCGGCTCATTCCGATTTTCTTGCTTATCTCGTCAACGCTCAGACCTTCATCCAACAGCTTTTTGACGATATTCTCCATAGGTTCGAGAAGGTGCGTTCCTCTCGCGCGGTTGAAGGTGACAGTTCCGGCCATGTCATCCGTTGCATTTTCGTGAGACACAATTACAACAGGGATTTTGTTACCGAGCATCGTTTTCAACGGCTCACGACCTGACACCATCCAGCGGTGGAAGCCGTCTATGATTGTGTAATCTGGTCGTATGACTATCGGAAAGCAAAAACCGTTGTTGAGAATGCTTTCCATGAGCAGCTTCAGGTTCTTTTCAAGAACTTTATTCGGGTTGTAGTCGTTTGGCTTTACCAAATCCCGGTCTATGAACTGCAGATTCTTCAATGGTGCGAACAAATCTTTATTCTTTGCTTCCATAACTCTGTTGTTTAGATTACTATTTCCTTACCACAATGAGGGCAAATCATGGTTCTTGCCGGTTGCATACCGCTTTCTATCTCGTCTCGTTCCTGGTCCTGTTCGGTCTGCTTTGTTTTCGGAATGTCTGCAACCTGTCTTTCGTTGGTTTTTACTTCGATAGGCTGTGAGAAGTCAACACCCATGTTGTCCTTTACACTCTCGTTGATGATTGCATCGAGATAGTCAGTACCGAAACCGATTATGTCAAGTTCGCCAACCTCGCGGATGATATCCTCTATCTTCGTAAAATCAACATAGCTCAGTGATTGGATTTTGTTGTCCTCGATAACGATTTTGAGTTTCTGCTTTTCAGTAAGACCGTGGAGTATCTTCACCTCGCATTCTTTACGGCCGAGGTGTTCCAGCGCCAGCTTCTTACCGTGTCCGCATAGGATATGCAGGTTTTCGTCCACGATGATAGGGTAATACTGTCCGTAACGCTCGATGCTTTCAGCTATCGCCTTAATCTGTTCAATAGGGGTACGTTTGGGTTCTTTTCGTATGGAACCAGCTTAGCCAATTCCACGACCTTGATTTCATGTGTCACTGCCATAGTTCTATCTGTTTAAGTTATCAATGAATTGTTTTGCTGATGCTATATGTTTGGCTGCATCCTTTACCATTTGTGGGTTTATATCCCATAGTTCCTGCCAACCGTTCTGAACAGTTCCTACCCATTGTCTCGCCGGCCAGACACCTGTTCCTACGATCCAACCGTTTTTCCAGCCGTAGATAGGAGGTATTTCACGGTTCAGGAAGTAATGGATAACCGCAAGAACTTCCTCATGCTTCCAGTGCGCTATCGGTGAAAGCCTTGTTACACCTTTGGCATCGGTGTAGATGTTCTGACCTTTGCCGCCGGTGTAGTTACCGTCCTGCAACCTTCTTCCGAGAATAATCACGTCCAGCTTTTGCTGTTTGAAGTAGATAGCCTGTCCTCTGTGCTGGAGACAGTGAAACCACTGAGCCGCATATTTGGACTGCATGGGGAACAGCATATCAGGATGCTTTGCCACCCATTCAATATCCAGCTTTTCGTTATCCACGATTGTAAGTCCTTTCGGCGCGTGTTCCCTGCACCATTCAACGAAGCCGGGGTATTCAATCTTTGAAGCTGTACACAATACGCATTTGTTTATTCCGGCTCTTTCACATACTACCTGGAGTGCAAGGCTGTCTTTTCCACCGCTCCATGCGTAAGCTACATTCTTCCCGGCTGTTTTCTCCCTGATATCAGAAACGGCTGAAGCAACCAGTCTCTCCGCTTCATCACGTGAGACCAGTTGCTCTATATTGTTCCATGCTTTGATGAAATCCTCGTTCCTCGATGTCTGTTTCTTACCTAACACCTGTTTCATAGTCGATTGAATTGTAGTGCGCATCCGAGTTGAAAACAGTCCATACCACCGTCATACTTGAACTGCAACCAATTGTATTCAGTCACCTTGAAGCGAAGGTTTGCTATCATTCCCTTTCGGTACCGGCATGAGTAGCCGGCATTAACCACAAACCACCTGTAAGCGTAACCTCCTACGAACTGCAAACGGTCGCCTGCAAGGAACTTTCTTCCGTTGTAGATGTTCTCCCATGTTCCGTCAATCATAAAGCCCATAGGGAGCTTGTATGTGGCCGACAGCGTATGTCTGTAATCGTTTGCTTTGGTGTGATAGATAGACCTGGACAGAAAGTATAGCTTGTCGCAAATACTGAAGTTGAGCCACACCTGCGGAACGAATGTCTCGCTGTTTATTTCGTATTGAACAACCGGTGTGATATTGAACCAGCTCGTGATGTTCTGTCTGTAGCCGATGAATGGTGATACACTTGTTGATGATCCGTGAAGTGAAACGGTTGTCGGTACCCATATTCTGAAACGTGTCGGCTGTGTGATACCGTCATATACCTGTGCGTTTGCAAATAAGATTGCGCTCAACGCAAATAAGATTGTGAATATTGCTTTCTTCATTGTTTCTGTTTTTAGATTGTTGCTGTTTTATCTTTCATAACTCTTGAAATAATCCCTGAAGCTCCGATAGAAAGGAGAGAGCCGGCCACTATCATAGGCACCCAGCCGTACAGATTTCCGACAGCGAATACAGGGAGACCAACACAGATACTTGTCATAATTCCGTAGAACATTCCCCGTTCGCTCATTTTGTAGCCCTTGATAGCGAATATAGTCGGAAGCATTACCGAGCTTCTGAGCGTTCCGTAGAAAAGGAACAGGTAAGTGATAGTTATTCCTGGTATGTTCGCAATAGCTATTGCAAGAAGGGCGACAACAAGCATTGATATACGAGCCAAATCTACCGAGCTGAGTAATCTGTTTCCAATACGCAACGCTGTGAGTGTTCCAGGCTTTCCCGAAGTGGAAACTCTCATAATGACATCATGTCCGGCTACCGAAGACACGGCACAAAGAATGCTGTCAACAGTCGAGATAAGACCGGAAAGGATAAGAAGGAAAAACAGATACAAGAACCATTTCGGGGTGAAAGCTATTACAGCCCCTACATTGACGAGTTGTGTATCCTCGATATGTAACTGTGCTCCGGCTGCAAAAAAGCCGAATATGGATAAAGAAACAGGCACTATGGCGAATATAAATGCAGCCGTTATCATCGTCCGTTTTACTTTGTCCTTTTCGACGGCGAATGTTCTCTGCCAAAACATCTGGTCTCCGAATGTACCAGAAAGCAAACCTATCGTTGTGGGAATTCCGAATGACAGCATAACCATGATACCGTTTGCATCGAATAAGTTCCTGAAGTCACCGCTCAATCCTCCGAGACCATTAAACAGCGTGTCAGATCCAGCGTTTGATGTCATGATAGGAAGTCCGAGAATGAGAACCAGCACGATGAAGCCCATTTTCACGAAGTCAGACATGATGTTACCACGTATCCCATGAGTGACAGAATACACGAGAGGGATTGCAGCCAGCAGAACCGTTGTCCAAAAGAAAGGAAGCCCCGATACTTTGTGAAATATCGTGGCACCTGCAAGAAGCTGGACCGCAAGCGAACAACATTGCAGACCGAAGCTTTCTATAAGAAACATATTGTGTACCCTGTTGCTGTACTTCTCCCTGACGTAATCAGAGAACGTCCATCCGTCAGGACGGAGCGTTCTCATCTTACTTGCAAAGAAAGAGAAGAGTAAAAGAGTAAGCACATTTGGAACTACAAACCAAAAGACACCGGCGAAGCCTTGTGTGTAGGCTTTCTCCGAAGCGGTGAACATTGAAGGAGCCCATACCCATGTAGCCGCCATTGAGAAAGCTGTCGCCAACCATTTAGCCGAATGACCGGCAACCAGGAACTCTTCTTTTGTCTGCGACCGTTTTTTGAACGTGAACATCAGAAGAGACATTGCAAGGAAGAAGCCAACTATAAGCATCATCCCCTCGAACTGAGTTAAATTTTCCATTTCCTCTAAATTTTTATAATGTAACATTTGTTTGTTTCTGCAAATATACTTAAAGTGTGCTTATTAAGCGCATTATCAGCCGTAAAAAAGGGTCACAACCTCAAATAAGCATTGATTTCTCTTACAAAGTCCTCGATGCTTCTCACGACCACATACCTGTTTCCGTTTTCCTCTGCTGTCTTCTGCCATTCCTTCTGAAGTTGCGTTTGTTTTCCTGTTTTCGTTTTGAACTCAATACATAGCGAAGCGTATCTTCCGCGCGGTACCAGCAAAATCATATCTGAAACTCCGGCTACAACTCCTTCGCCCTTCATTATTTTGGCTTCAACCACGCTTCTGGCTCCACCGTTTGGTACTGCGAAAAGGAGCTTTGAATATTGGTTGTGCTGCAGGTCGAACCATGTCTTACATGATGACTGCAATCTGCTTTCTAAGTGTCTCGGCATTTTGTTTTCCTCCTTTCTTTAGAACGGCAAATCGTCTTTATCGTTATTGCCTGTGTTGTTGTACTGTGTAGCTGAAGGTGCAGTCTGTTGTGGTTGTGGTTGTGGTTGCTGTTGTCCTTGTTGCTGTTGTTTGTTGTCGAGCATTTCCATTGATTCAGCGTGTATCTCCATGATTGAACGTGAAACTCCGTTCTTGTCATCATACTGTCTCGTTCTCATTTTGCCCTCGATGAAAACCTTTGCACCTTTCTTCAGGTACTTTTCCACCACTTCAGCCATTTTTCCGAAGCAAACGACATTATGCCATTCTGTTCTGTCCGGTACCTGAGTTCCGTTTTGCAGTGTGTAACCTCTTTCAGTCGTAGCCACACGGAACGATGCTACTTTTGTCTGTCCGTTACTGACTTTCGGGTCAGCTCCGAGGTTTCCTATAACCTGTGCTTTGTTCAACATGATGTATTTGTTTTTAATTGGTATTTCTTTACTTCTCTTGTATATATAGTTTAAACGTATATATTACATAATATTACACATAACTACTGTATATTAGAAGAAGGGGATTTCGTCATTCCTTCTGATACCTGAAGTCCGTGAAATGAATTATCACCCCTTGAAACAGTGTTCTGCCTGTTCCCTGTCCGAAGAACCAGTCCACGAACTCGTCCCACTTCAGACCGTCATTCTCCGCCAGCTTCCTGACATCTGCGAAAGGCTTTCCGTTGATGACCGCCTTCACTGTTCCGCTTTCGGGGTCATAGGACATGCTGATTCTCTCGTAGCCTACATTCTTCGTCTCCTTTATCTCCACCTGTTTGCTTCGGTACGGCATTCCGGTCCATTGTCTTATGGACAGGAAGAAACGGCTTTCGTTTATCTTCTCCACGTTGTGTTTCCACATTTCATAGTTTCCTCTGATGGTGTGGATTTTAATACCTTGAAACAGTTTCTCTTTGAACCGGGTTTCATTCCCGGCACTGATGTGCTTTCGGGGGAATACCCTCGAAAGCATCAGCACTACAGTTTTTGTTCGTTCTCTCATAATTCAATCAATATGCTTTGTTACCATGTTTGTAAGGTCTCATTTCGTTGTATCTCATTTTCTGCTCCATGTGCCACAGCAGGTCAAATCCGATTATTTCAGCTATGCAGCACATTTCTTGCAGGATGCCTACAAACAAATATCCTATAGGGTAGTTGTTCTTGTCATATCGTGCTATCACTCGTGTAACGTCATAACACCATTCAGTGAATGTGAGCGCTTTTCTGCTATTTATGTGCTCCGCGCTGTTGCTGATAGGGAATGATATGCTGAAAGGTTTATGTCTCTCAGCCCTGCCATATCCAGCAGCCTGATACAGGCATCGGAAAGCTCTTCCTCGACACTGCCTTTGATTGTTTCTTCATAGGCTACAATAAATCCCTTTTCCTTCGGTATCATCGTGTTGTAGCCTTTACATATAAGGCTGTTCTCTGTCATGTCTTTATATCTCTTCACGTTAGCGTGCCTTCCTTTCCTGTCAGCTTCCACCGCTTCCATAATTTCGGATATCACAAGGCATAGCCAGTGCTGGTCGCTCTTATCCTCTTCGTGCCAGCCGTGGGCTACTGCATTCTTATAAGCCCGGTCTCTAAGTTCGTTCAAGTTCATACAGCGTCCTCCTTTCCTGGGAGCATATCACTTGAATATGCCCAATATTTCACTTTGAATTTCTCAAATATTTCTGCAATATCCTTTGTTACGTACCATGATGTAACCACACCTGTTTCAAGCATTGTAACGATATGCTCTCCATGTTTCGGTATTTCTGTTGCAGGGTGGTACATCTTCTGCATCACGTATTCAGCACATTCTGCAAGCAGGTTAAAGAAATGCTTCTGCTCTTCTTCTGTTTTATCAATCTGTTTTGAATAGCGTGCCGAAAGGAACTCGGAAACGCTGTTTTTTATTATTTCTTTGTTCATAGTTACTTTGTTTTTATACATTATGCGCATTTCCATTTCGCCGGATCATCCGCTACTGCTGTTTCACCTTGTATCTCGTACTGCAGACGTGAGCAAGATTTATGCGGGAGGTGGTATCTTAATGTTTGTCGAAGTCTGCTTTCAGTTCCACTACCGGCGATACTACTTTTTAATGGTGTGTACGCTATAAATCAATCTTCCAGCAAATCTAAAATACGGCAAATAGCACCTTCAAGAACAGTTACCCTGTCTGCCATGTCGTTTCTATAATCTTCGTATTCGCCATTTTCATACAGCTTCTCGCACCCTTCATTCTTTGATGTTGAATACTCCAATGATGTATGACATATATCTGCGACATCACTAAGAAATTCATTTACGGGCTTATCACCTAACATGGTTTCAACAGTTGTTTCAATTTTCACTTTTACTTGTTTCATAACTTCTCCTTTCTTAGTTGTTCTCTTTGAGCTATCTGCTCTTTAAGCTGTTCGATAGTCTTCTTCTCGAAATTGGGACACTTATACACATCTCCGTATGTCATCAGCACCAGAAGCGGGAAAAGCATCCCGTGCTTGCAGCTTCTTCCGAATGCGTCTGCATATCTACAGTCCTCACAATGTTGGTTTACATCATACGCTGCCATTTTATATCCTTTCCACCTATCCCAGCAGGATATACATCACTGCCAGGAATAGGTAATACAATTTGGTTTTACTCATTTTTCATTCATTTTATCATTCATCCATTCAACTGCTTCCTGTATGGATGAAACTTTCTTAATCTCACGTGTTACGCAAAATGTCATATACTCACAAATGATTTCTTCATCATCATTGAAATAAATGTTGTAAGCTCCTTTATCATCAGCTCCAGTACATGGTATTCCAAGTTCCAAAGCCTTTAATGCTTTTCCAGCATCACAAGTGAAGTAGGCATAAATATCACCTGATACCTCTTTGCAGCCTTTTAATACTACTATGTTATTCATTTGTTTTCCTCCAATTTTACAAGTAAAGTGTTCATCCTTAAAACCTCTCTTAACTTCAGATTCTGTGAAATTTCAGATTTGTTTTCTTGTATCTTACCCAGAAGAGGACGGTAATCTTCATAGTTCCGCAAATCCATACCGGTAATGAACATATCCCATGCCTGCATATCCATATCGTTATTCAGGACGATGTCACAGACCTTTTGGTTATCTCCGTCATTCAGAGCTTCTGCGAGCTCTACTTTTGTTTTCCATTCCATGCTCAATCCTCCGTTGGTATTAAATCTTTCATATAGGCCCATGTCATCACCGTATTCCATAATGCGTACGCACCGTAGTAACACAAATCATATTCACCATATATTGTGTTCACTAAAAGAAGTTTTCCCGGCTGAGGTTTTTCAGTGGAATTATGCCAGGCTGCATTTACTCTCCATTTAGCACCTTCCATGAAATCGACCATACATACTTGCTCTTTGCCTGCTCTCCATAGTGGGCGACAGGCTTCTTTTACATACTCTTCTGCAGCTTTCTTTATGTCGTCCTTTGTCATTATAAAGTCTCCTTTCTTTTACAATTCTTCTTTCTTTTGATGTTTACCAGTCTGCCATACTTCATACCTGTTTGGTGGAATCTCGTATAAGAGCACATATATTCGGTAAAACCTTTGATGGTTCTTGCATAGAACCATTTGCACCCGTGGCATTCTTCTGGTCTCATAGCTCGTCAAACTCTTTTTTCAGTGTTTCTATCTTATTATCCAGTGCTGCCATATAGTTTTTGAAGAAATCAGCTCCAAATATTTCTTCTTTCAGTTCCACATCATTTTTGTGAGAATTGTATCTGAATATCAGTCCACCTCCATATTGAATACATGACTTTTCAAGTACAGCTTTATGCTCTGTGTATCGTTCAATCTCTCTGTTAAGTTCTGTTGCTTTTACAAATTTCTCTTTATCCATATTCTTACCCTTTCATGCCTCCCAGGAAGGACAAGTTTAATACATCGTACTGTTGTCCGACAATAGCAAACTCTAACATGCAGTCTTTATCTGCCACGTCGTTTATTCTCAGGACCGGATAGCTGATTTCTCGCCCGTCATAGGTGTATGTATCATTGCTATCCATATCGTTGAAAATATCGTCATTTTTGCGCTTCTCGAAATAGCTTTTCAGGCTTGACAGGATATGTTCCTTCAAATAACCTTCACTATAAGCTGAAGCTATCTTTTCTTGTTTCCTCAGTGCAAATCTCATACTCAGAATAGTTTTACCTGAACAGGCTGTTTATTTCTCCTTGCCATTGTCCTGGCATATCGGGAACAGATGTCCTTGTAAGGACAGTTCCCCGATTTGGCGGCGAGAAAACGGGCATGGGAAGCGTCCCAGGATTTATCCTCTTCTCTGCCGGAGAAAAGCCAAAAGTCCATACAGTTCCAACTGTTACTATCAATGCTCGGCTTTTCATCTACCAGTTCAACGATACCGTTACTCTTCGGTCTCCCCATAACGCTTTGGTTTTTGAAGTTCTGCGATAAGTCCGTCAGCCATCCTTACGGCTTCCCTTGCGCTACCTTGAATGCTCTTGAACTCAAATCCTAACTTTGAAGTGTCTGCTCTTTCAGCGTTTCCGTCATCGAGGTATATTGCAGCGAGCATTTCCTTCGCAATCTCATAGCGTCTCTGTTCCCAGTCGATATCGTCCGTCTTTTCTGTCAGTATTTCCACTTCGTCAAATCCGAGCTCCAGCGGGGTACCGTAGCTGTCGCACTTGCTGAGAGTTACCCTTGCATAGCTGGCGATGTCGATTATTTCACCTGTAGCCTTGATACGTGCTTTCACGGTTTCTGTACGTTTTTTCGGTAATTCTGTGCGATTTTCGGTGTTTTGAGAACGTTTTTCGGCATTTTGGGAACGCTTTCTTATCATTCTCGTATGTTCGGCCACACATTCCTTGCACCGGCGAGGATATTATTTGCTGAACTCACTGATGTGCTTTTCCTTTCCGCACACCTCACAAACTTTATATTCTGATTTATCCATTTTAGAAAAGTTTTGGGTTTTGTTTATCGTGAAGGATTTTCTTCACTCTGTCAATCTCTGCATCTACTCGTTTTTCGAGGTCCCGGCTGTGGGAGAGAGCAGAACCGCTTCGTGTCCGGAAGTATTCTTTCTGCTTCTCTCTCATTTTAGCCACAAGGTCGAAGAAAGCTTTCGCATCCATGTTCAATCTTCTGTTAGTTCAACATCTGAAAATACGTGTTCATCAATTCTGTTTGCGATAACTTTCAGGGCCAGTTCTACGATCGGAGCCTTACCTATGTCGTAGCCTTCAGTAATTTTCCTGAGTGATTTCCATATCTTCAGAATGTGGATATCGGGGTCTGTCTTTATTGTGCATCCGCAAACCTTACTCATGTGCTTCTCTGCTGTGACTTGAAAATCTCTCACATAAGAGAACAGGGAATGTGAAATGTAGATGTTCGTGTATATTTCCATCTGGTCATCATCGAGACCGGGGAAATACTTCAGAAATTCGTTTCTAACAGTCCAGTACAGGGTAATAAGGTCTGTTTGCGTTGAATAGAAGAACTCGTTTGTCTGCTGTTCCAACTGCTCGTACGTGCTTTTGTCAACGGTTTTCAGGCACGTTTGAATGTATTCCACTGATTCCTGACGGATAGTTCGGCATTCCAGCTTGTAAGGCATACGGTGTGAAGCGCAATAATCGGCAACCAGCTTTGCATAGTGAAGTGCTGCATTGCATACCACGATAGGGATATACGCTATTCTGATACTTTCCTTTGCCGGCATCTTCTCCATAATCTTCTTGATAGGGAAGAACGGGTCTTCTTCAGGTTGCATGACTTTAAGTATCAGTCCTCCGTTCAGTACATGTTCCTGTGCTGCATTCGGCATCTTCAGGAACTGTTCAAGTGTAGGACGTACCCATTCGTTCACTCTCACACCCGGTTCAACGGTGGTTTTTGTCTGTACGTGCATCATTACACCTCCGCAATCTCCGCACCTCATTGTGAACGGTGTTACACCTTTGTCCTTGTATGTGGTAATCATTTGGTTTCCGCACTTCTCGCAAACGTAAGTGTCATAAGTTCCACGACCGTCATACATTTTTGCATTCTCGATACCTTCTACCATTTGATTGTATCGGATTCTCTTATCTTCCTTTGGATTCATGCTGCTTGTTTTATTAAGTTGATGTTATTGTTTATTAGATTGATGATTTCATCATGTTGCGGTGTGTTGCTGTTGCATACCCCGCGGCTTTGTAAGACTTCGAATGTTTTAAGGCTTAATTCTATGGTTTCAATTCGGTTCCCGTCCTTATCCTTTGCCGACAGTATAAGGCTTTCTTTCTTCTTGTAGTAGCCCATAGAATACACACAGTGGTGCATAGCCTTACCTTCCTCTGCCATTTCTGCTACGGACTGTACGACCGTTATAATGATGTTCTCATTACCGAAGCATATACCGAAGAAACGACCTTTTTCCTGTGCGTATGTTTTTTCCCAGCCCTGGGCTTCTCTTAGCTTCTCCAGCTTCTCCCTTCTTTCATCCTCTCTGTTCTTTCTCTTCAGAAGACGGTCATGTTCAGCTTTTAGATTTTTAGGGCATACATAGTGTGCATTGTGGGTGTCAAGATTGAACTCATGCAGTAAATCCATATAATCAAACCACATTGAAGCGTCATTTATGACATATCTGTTTCGGTGACATATATTCAATGCGTATATATATGGCAACTGATAATTCCCTTTCTTCAGCATGTATTTGAATACGCTGATCTGACCTTGCTTGACAAGCGTTTCCGCAAAAGGGTTAGTAAGAAGTTGTATCATTGCCTTTGCTACCGGAACACCACGTTTAATGAACTCATTTTTCCAACCGTTACGTTTTAATATATCTGTTACTTTGGCACATGGATAGAAGAAATTACGCTCAGTATCGAACATGTCATCAAAGACATAATACCCATTTGCACTGAAATTGTGATATCCGATAGTCATTGCTTCATGTATTTTCCATGATTGATGATGTATTGAACGGGTGTATGGACGAGTGACAATAATTTCCTTCCCATTATCATTTATCCAGTTCTGATATACCTCATGTATCATGTACTCAGTTTCATTTCCCATTTCGTCATTTATACGTGACGCTTTGAATGTGCGTATTACATTCCATTTATCAAAGGTCTCTACAAATGAAACAAACCTATCTTCGTTATAGAACTCTCCTTCATGCAGATGTGTGATTTTGATATTCTTTCCGCATTTAGGGCAAACATGGCTTTCAAGCTCCAAACTAACAGAAAGTTCAGGTTTAGATACGATGTCAACATGACCGCAACACTGACACCATACTTTTCCTGATTTCAGATAGAAACCATTAACAGGAAAAAGTCTGAAAGCCCACTCTTTTTTTTCATCTGAAATATCATGTAGTCTGCTGCTCATTTCAAGCACCATTCGTTCTGTTTTATTACGAGGTCTCATAGTCTTAGAAATCAAATAGTGACGGTTGTAAGGTGTTGCTTTTCTCTCTCTCGGCTTTTCTGCGTTCAGCAAGTTTCTTAGCTTTCTGCTCTTCGGCTGCACGCATACGGTCGATACACTGCTGTTTGTACTCCTTTACTGCCTGGTCGTGTGCTTTCGCTTTGTCTTCCTCAGAAAGTTCAACAGCCGGAGCGGATGAAGAAGCACTCACTTTTGTTCCTTTCGGCAGTCTGTTTATTTTGATGTCATCCTCGTCATAGTAGTGGACCGCCAGCCCGAACACTTCAGCATCGGACATGTAAACGGCATTTCCTTTCTTTCTTACTTCTCCGATGACATACTCGAAACACTCGTCTATATTCTTGTTTGCTTTCGCATAGCTCTTTGCGAAAAGCTCGTCATTCTTTGCTCGATCGTCGAGGTAAGCCTTTATCGCTTCCTTGACACTGTTGTTATTTTCTTTACTCATAATGTATTGCGTTATATGGTTATTTGTTTGCTTTTCTCTGTTCCTCCAGCTCTTTTTTAATTCTCCACGGTTCATATCCCATGTTGAAGAGCCATTTCAGTTCCTGGTATTCCTGATACGTAATTGCTCTTTTAGCGTGTTCACGGTCGGCACGTTCTTTCTCTTCCTTGTGACGTCTGGTCTCTATCTCGTTAATCTTATCCCTTCGCATCTTTGCGAAATCCTGAAGGGCTTCCATTATGACAAGACCGTCAACGGCACCGTAGAACTTTCCGAATTTCCCCGATTTGAACATTACGAAGAAGTGCATCAGTTCTGTAACCTTCATGTATCCGAAGTTCAGCATTACCAGCCTTTCGAGGTGGTTTATCTGTGACAGGCTCAGTTTATCTTTGCATCCTGCAAACTCTGACAGATCTCTCACCATGATTGCAATCCATGATGTTGCCACATCTTCACCGAATGCTTCAGATACGACCGACAGGGTGGGAGCGGAACCGGAGTAACATCTGTCAAGGTTCTTGCAGTATTTGTACTGCATGTCCGGATTGAACAGCTTCAGGAAATTCACCTTGTCGATATACTTGTTTATACATTCAATCGCCTGAGAGCTTTTCGGTGATATACTGGGCAAATTCTGCGTCTCTTTGTTCCTTTGCAGAAGGTCGCCAATTCTCATTAGTCCCATAATTCCTATTTTGCAATAATTCTTTTTCGTATTCTTTAATCACCCAATTCAATATGGCGCGATAGTCAGACTTGTATGTCATACCTCTTGCAGCCTTATAGTTATCGAGTTTCGTTATCATCCATTGCGCCCCGTTGTCTCCGTATTTGTCGGCCAGCTTCCGGTACTCTTCATCTGTCATAAGGACGTTCTCTGCATACCGGTGTTTGCCTGGTGGTGCGCTTTTGGGTTTTGGTTTCGGCTTAGGCTTCGGCTGGAGAAGTTCCGCATCATCGAAGAGTGACGGACTGCTTACGTTTACCGTTCTTATCTTTTCTTCCGTTTCCACTTCTTCTGCTTCCACTTCTTCCACCGTTACAGGCTCTTCAGGTGGCTTCTCCTGCATTTTCACATCATAGACGGCTGTCACATTGTTTTCAACCGTTTGAGACGGTACAGAAGACTTCTTTCGTGCGTTCTTGTTATTTTTGGGAGCTCCACCTTTAGAGCCGGACATTCTTCTCTTTTCCGAAATATCCTTTTTCCGTTGCCGGTCGTTATCTATGTCGTTTTTTATGAAAGCAAAGGCGACCATAGCGGCTGGAGACAAGATAACATTCCCGTCACCGGAGAAGGCATAGCTCATAATAGCATCGTAAACTTCAAGCCGAATTTCATCGGGCAATATTCTTACCGCATCTGCCCATTGCTTACGAAATGTTATCTTGTCGTCCATATATGCTATTTACTTTCGTTATACACCATTGAGAACTCTTTAGGAACAAAAGCCACAGCCGGTATGGGAGCTGCCTTCTCTATGCAGAGCTTGAAGTCTCTGATTACATAGTCCTGACCCTTCTCTGCCAGCCTTTTCTTCGTCTCGCTCTCTGCCTTTCTGATATATTGCGATATTATCATCATGGCCCGGTCTGTATCAACGGTGTGTACGATGAAGCTCTGTGTTATTTCTGTCTCGTCCGACATCGTTATCTTCACGTCAAGTCCGTAGAACTTCTTCACAACCTCTGCAGCCTGCTGTTCATCTTCTTTAGCGTCTGCATATTCATCGAGCGACATATCCCCGTTTATGTATTCCTTTTCGAGGTCTCCGTCTGTCTTGCGGAGGTTGTCGGTAAGAATGATGCAGGAATCCATTTCCTTTGCCTGGACGATCGTGTAACCGTATGTGAAATTCAGTTCGATGTAATCATTCATAATATCCAGCATGTTCATCATGGAGCTTGCATACATCAGGAACTTATATTTCTTGTCGCCTATTTCAGCTACAACCGTCCACGGGAAAAGGTGGGTGTTCTTGTTCTCGAAAGCCATTCGCTTCTGGTTGCTCACTTCCACCTCCTTGATACCGTCAGCCTGCATACTGAACTGTATTCTTGCCAGCACATCAGGGTCGATGAATGTTCCTCTCGGGAACAGGACTTCGTTTCTCTCGATGCTTACCACTTCTCCGGTGTCCTCGTCGATGAAGTCCTCAGTCCACGTCTTGCATACCGTTGAAACGATATACTTGTTTATCATCTTTTTCGGATCACTGGTGATGTATCTCACCTCGTCCTTTCTTGTGTCAATCCGTTGTTTCATTTTTACTGTCTATTTTTTTAAGTCGTTGAAGGTTCTTTTTTGTCAGTCTGACGGCATTTCCCAGCTTCAGACTTGTTCTTAACTTGTCCTCGTCCAAACCATCCAATATTAGCGGAATATGCCGTATGAGACTTTGAAGCAAATCATTCGGAACTTGTTTCATGGTCGTTGTCGTTTAGATGTTTCTTCCAGTCCTTATCAGGTTCGGGAATTTCCACGTTGAGATATTCCATTGCATAGTCTCTCAGCTTTTCGATGTAGGTTGAAAACTGAACCGTGTCCATAGCTGCCGTTGATTTCGGTATGCTTACGATTTCTCCCGTTTCCCTGTTCAGAACATCGTCCTGCGGCATTGATGACTTGAAAAATTCGTGTACCTGTTCAACGCTTGTCAGCTCCCAGCCTGCATCCAGCATTGCATCCAGCAGGAGGGGATAAACAGCCCCCCAAAGCCAGTCGTTCTGATTTATGGTGCGTTTCTTCCGCACTCTCTTCATCATGAACTCATATACACCGTCCTGCGCTGCACGTAGCTGTATGTAGATGTTCTGAAGGTTGAACATACCGTTTTTCTTTTCAATCAATATCCGCTTCATATCAGTATGGGTTTATGGAAAGGTCTATATCCATACCGGGGCTTGCGGCATATACCGGCTTCCCCGTCAGTTCTCTTACTTCACGGACGAAACGCTCTTCATCGGAGTTTCCGTCCGAAAGGTGTATCAGTACAATGTTATCCACACACGAAAGGTCGTTTTCTGAAAGGATAGTCTTTGTCTGTTCTATCTCCATGTGGGAGTTGAGAAGTCTCGGTCTCATTGATGCAGGCATCCGTCCGCTTTCCACGTTCCTGTCCACAATGTCATCCGCATAGTTGGCTTCAATCATTATGTGGTTCATATTCGGAACTGTGACATCGAGCGTCACGGTATCTGTAACAAACAAAAGACGGCCCATTTCCTTATGGCTTATTATGTATGCCACACAGGGAACATCGTGCTTGACAAGCACATTCATGATTCTGAAGTTCCCCAACATATATCCTTTACCCGGTTTTATCGGGTGTGTGTAGGGCTTTCCGGTCAGATTCTTGCTCCTGAAAACTTCTTCGAGAGCAAGAACCCGTATGCCGGAAGCAATCATATCGGCAACATATCCGGCATGGTCGTTATGTTCGTGAGTGATTACAGCCCCTACGACCTTTCTCAATTG